TGCGTGTGCGGCTGAGGTGATGTTGAGGGCTGTCAAGCAGCCTGTGTCGCCAAAGGATGGCGTGAGATATTCGCGTTTCGTTGTGGTGCGGAACTCTTACCCTGAGCTGCGGACAACTACTATTAAGACATGGCTTGAACTTTTCCCAGAAAATGTCTTTGGGCCAATGCGTTGGTCGCCGCCCATCACCCATCATATCAAGTTGCCAGCCCGTGGTGATGCGGCTGGGATTGATTGTGAGGTGATATTCCTTGCACTTGACCAGCCCAAAGATATACGGAAATTGCTCTCTCTTGAACTGACAGGGGGATGGTGCAATGAGGCTAGGGAACTCCCCCTTGCTGTTATCCAAGGATTGACCCACCGTGTTGGTCGTTACCCCACCAAGGCGCATGGCGGTTGTCCGTGGCGTGGCATCTGGGCTGACAGCAATCCTATGGCAGATGACCATTGGTGGTTTCGTGGCAGAGAAAGAGCCAGTGCGTGGCAAATTCCGTTGGAACTTTTACAAGCAACCCCCAGGCATGGTTGAGGCCACGCCAGAGGACATGGATGCCGCGATTGGTGCGGGGCGTTGGTGGAAGGACAACCCCAAGGCTGAGAACATCAAGAACCTGCCTGACGGATACTACCAGCAGCAGATTGGTGACAAAGACCTTGATTGGATACAGTGCTATGTGGGCGGCAAATATGTTTATGTGAAGGAAGGCAAGCCCGTCTGGCATGAGTATGACGACACCATCATGGTGGATGAGCATCTTGAGCCAGACCCGTCCCTGCCCCTTCATGTCGGCTTGGACTTTGGTTTGACCCCTGCGGCTGTCTTTGGTCAGCGTTACCCGTCAGGCAAGTGGCACATCCTCGATGAGATTGTGACAGAGGATATGGGTCTGGAGCGTTTCGGCCAGATGCTTCTCTATCAGTTGAATATGCGCTTTCCCAGCTATGAGGTGAAAGTCTGGGGTGACCCTGCTGGCATGAAGCGAGATGAAATCTTTGAGGTCACTGCCTTTGACCATTTGAGGACGATTGGATTGCAAGCCCAGCCGACAGCCTCAAACGATTTCCAAGTGAGGCGTGAGGCGGGAGCGGCCCCGATGTTGCGATTGGTGGACGGCAAGCCAGGACTGCGGGTCAACGCCAAGTGCAATCAAATCCGCAAGGCGTTGTCTGGCGGCTATCATTTCAAACGGGTTGGCATCTCTGGCGGCAATGACCGTTTCCGTGACGCGCCAAACAAGAATGACAGTTCTCACGTTGGCGATGCGTTTGGTTATCTTTTGCTTGGGGCAGGTGAGCATAGGCGCATCACAAGGGGCAACCGTCAGCAGACCGTGACCAGACCGTTGGTTGCCAAGACGGATTTCAACATATGGTGACGGCACGGGACATCGAGGAATGGTGTGGCCACAGGACGGTGGACTTTCACTATGGCCACATTGCCTTGATGGATTTGAAAGACAGTGCCGACCAGATGCGGTCAAACATCCCGAACTATAGCCAATATATGAAGAACCAAACGGACGGGACACCAGCCTTCACCGTTCTGGCAAAGGGCAAGCCCGTCCTTTCCTTTGGCATCTATCCGATATGGGGCGGCTTGGCAGAGGGGTGGATGATTCCAAGCAATCTCATTGACCGCAACGCAGTAGCAACGGTCAAGGGTGCAAGGCGTATTTTCTACCATGTTGGGACTGCAATGGGACTGAGACGATTGCAGTTCCTTGTCCGTTCCTCGAACCTTCCAGCGTGTCGACGTTTATGCGAGGTTTTACTGATGGGCGGCATTTTCTCCAAACCAAAAATCCCTGACACATCCAAGCAGATGGCGGCACAGACTGAGGCTATGGAAAAGCAGTCTGCCGTCTTGGATAAGCAAGAGGCGCGGCTTGACGCTCAAGAGAAGGCGACACAGCGCACGGCACAGGCATCAGCCCGTGCAAGGCGCAGAGGCCGTGGCGGCTATCGTCTGCTTCTCTCCCCTGCCCGTTCTAACGCGGCCACAGGGATTGCCAAAGGCTCAGGGACAACGCTCGGTGCGTAAGTTCAAGTCTGTTCCCAAGGACAAGAAATCTGGGCTGCCCAAGAAATATGTCGCTGGCTCAAAGAACCCTGACAAGACACGCAGGGAGATATTGAACACGCGGCGGCTCTACAAGGCTGGGAAACTGACCCCAGCCATGATGGACAAGATTTCAAAGGAGAGAAGCCGTGCCTAGTTTCAAAGGTATTCCTGGGGCTGACAGGTTCAGTCAATCCAAACTGATGCAGGTCTACCGCAGAGGGCTTGGCGCATACTACTCCTCTGGCTCACGCCCCAAGGTGTCAGCTAACGCTTGGGCGATGGGCAGGGTAAAATCTTTCGTCACTGGCAAAGGCGGTGCGCGGAAGGCTGACGCTGACCTGCTGAAAGGGAAGTCTGGTGACGCTAAAAAGACATCAAAATCCTAAAGGCGGGTTGAACGCGGCTGGCAGGGCGCATTTCAAGCGCACTGAGGGGGCTAACCTAAAAGCCCCTGTCAGGAGTGGGGACAACCCAAGAAGGGCATCCTTCCTCGCCAGAATGGCTGGGAACAGTGGCCCTGAGAGAGATGCAAAGGGCAAACCCACCCGTTTGCTTTTGAGCCTTCAAGCATGGGGGGCTTCTAGCAAAGCCGATGCCAGAAAGAAGGCAGCTGCCATCAGCAACAGATTGAAGAACAAGAAGGAGAAAGCGTGATGGCAATGAGGCTTGAACCCAAAGAGATTATGAAACGGGCTGACAGAGCCGATGACCGCAAGGAGCAATGGCGCACCATTTATGAGGAGTGCTATGAGTTCGCTCTGCCTCAGCGCAATCTTTACTCTGGTTATTATGAGGGCAAGACCCCAGGACAGAACAAGATGGTCAGGGTCTTTGATGCCACTGCCATCAACTCAACCCAGCGTTTTGCCAACCGTATCCAACAGGCTTTGTTCCCACCTTATCGGAACTGGTGTCGCCTTGTGGCTGGCAATGAGGTTCCCGATGAACGCAAGGATGAGATTGCGGGTGCGCTGGATATCTACACAGAGAAGATGTTTGATGTCATCCGTCAGACCAACTTTGACCTCGCCATGTCTGAGTTCCTTCTGGACTTGTGTGTCGGCACTGCCGTCATGCTTATTCAGCCAGGAGACGATGAGGCTCCCGTCAGGTTCACCTCTGTCCCACAGTATCTTGTGAGCCTTGAGGAAGGGCCGCATGGCACGATTGACAATGTATATCGCAAGATGCGTCTCAGAGTGGATGTCATCCAGCGACAGTGGCCAGATGCCAAGCTGCCTGATGTTCTCCAGCGTATGATGGAGAATAAGCCTGATGAGGAAGTCGAACTCCTTGAGGCCACGGTCTGGAACAATGAGTTGGGTGAGTATTGCTATCACCTGCTCTATCGCCAGAAGCGTGAAGGCGCAAAGACAGAGGACGCAATTGCCGTGGCTGGCGTTTACACTGCCGCAGACGATGGTGTTCTCAATCCTCAGAACATCACCATCGCTCCTGGGGCAATCATCCCTGTCGCCCGAAACGGTGGCCCTGCTGGCGAAAGTTTGAAGCCGCTCAGGTCTGCGGCAGACTTTAACGTGGGGCAGTTGGTCATCAATGACTTGGTGATGGGCATCAAGAAGATGCTCCTCGATGACACACTGCCAATGGACACACAGTCAGCACGGACGGCTTTGGAGATATCAGCCCGTCTGTCTGAACTCTCATCTCAGATGGGGGCGGCTTATGGCCGACTTGTGACAGAGTGCATGATGCCGATGGTCAACCGCATCCTCTATGTGATGGATGAAAAGAACCTGATTGATATGCCGTTCAAGGTGGACGGTCAGGTCATCAAGGCCGTGCCAATCTCGCCACTGGCTCAGGGTCAGGCGATGGATGAACTCAAGAATGTTCTGGAGTTTGCCCAGATTGCACAGGCTGTCGGCCCTGCTGGTCAGGTCGCAATCAACCAAGAACGGATGCTGGACTACATCGTGGACAAGATGGCTGTCCCACGGGACATCATCAACACAGAAGAAGAACGCCAGCAAGTGATGATGCAGATGCAACAGATGATGGCTATGGCTCAAGGCCAGCAGCCGACAGAGGAAACTCCAGATGGATGACGTATTTGGTGAACTCAAATCTCAAGTTGTCACAACGAAACGTGACGACTTGGACAAAGCCTTTGTGCGGTGTTTCTCCACAGAGGCAGGGCAGACAGTCCTTGAGTATCTGAGGAACATGACCATTGAACAGCCGACATGGTATCCAGGCGAGGAAGCCTCACACGGTTTTGCCCGTGAAGGACAGAACTCTCTGGTGCGCCATATCGAAAGCAAAATCCAGAAAGGCAGAACTTTATGAACGATGAAGCACTGGCCGTGAGCGACAACTCAGAAGCGACTGAGCCGCAGAGCGACAACCAAGCGGAAGCGAGACAGGAAACTCTCCTAAATCCCACCATTGAGGCACAAGACGACACCCCACTTGAGGATGGCGCCGTGCCTCATACCGACCAGCCAGAAGGTGAAGATGAGGCCATTGATTGGGGTGACCGCCCTGAGTGGATACCTCAGCAGTTCTGGTCTGATGATGACGGCCCTGATGTTGAGGGTGTCTTCAAGGCTTACAACGAAATCAGAACCAAGATGTCACAAGGTCTGCATAAAGCCCCCAAGGATGGCGAATATGCAATGGATGTGATGTCTGAGGCTGGCATCGAGGAAGGCGATGAGATGGTTGATGGCTATCTTGAACTCGCCAAGAAGCATGGCATTTCTCAGGATGCTTTCAATGAAATCGCGTCTCTCTATTTCAACTCAGTCGGTGAGATGAACGACAATGTTCAGACCACCATCGCTGAGGAGAAAGCCAAGCTGGGACGCAACGCAGACAAGCTGATTGCTGAGACAGACCGTTGGCTGACCAAGATGGGGACATCTGGTGTCATCAGTCAGGATGAAATGGAAGCAATCGCCAATGCGTCCACCAATGCCAGTTTCATTTCTGGCATCAACAAAATCCGTCAGTCATATAATGAGATGCCAATCCCAAGCATCGACACTCAAGAGGGGCTGTCGATGACGCGGCAAGACCTCGATGACATGGTGGCTGACCCGCGCTATGGAGTGGACAAATCGTTCACAAGAGGTGTTGAACAGAAGTTTATGCAGTTCTTTGGGGAAGCCTAGCACTTCCCTTCAATAGCCAAATGATAGGGTTGTCAGTTGTAGGGAGAAGCGTTCTGCGTTATATTCAGACCAACTGACAACCTTTCTTTTTGAAGGCCAGTTCTCGCTTTCACGGCCCACCTTGGACAACCGTTGCGATGTTTGTTTCTGAAACCTTTGAATAAGGAGTGACGCAATGAGCGTGAATATCTCAACTGCATTTGTCACCCTGTTCGACAGCGAGGTGAAGCAAGCCTATCAGGGTCAACGGCTTCTGGCAGGTGTCACCCGTGAGCGGACTGGTGTACAAGGCAACACTGTTAAGTTCCCCAAGATTGGGAAAGGCAGTGCAACTATCCGTGTTCCACAGACCGATGTTGTTCCACTCAACGTGACCTATTCGCAGGTCACCGCCACGATGGAAGATTTCATCGCTGCCGAATATTCGGACATCTTTGACCAGAGCCATGTCAATTTCTCAGAACGCCAAGAGCTTGTGCAAGTGGTGTCTGGTGCGATTGCGCGGCGCATGGA